ACAGAAACTCAATCAGATTTTCCCCCAACCTCGGCCATACACCGCTCCCCGCTACTTCCCTTACTTCTCCTCTCGTTTCCTTTTTTTTCTTTCCCCTATTTATTTTAATTTTTTTTTTTTTTTTTTTTTTTTTTTAAATTTTAATATGTTTAACGATCTGGAAACATGGTGTCAAAACCAGAACGTATGTGTACTGATAAAACGTGAAATGACATTTTTATTTTTTATAGGCGCTACCCAGTTGATAGCTAACGACTAGAAGCTTAGAGTGTTTCATCTCAGAAACACCATCAGATTGTTCAACAACCTCGGTCATACACCGCTCCCGGCTACTTACCGAACTTCCGACCTCGACTCCTATTCTTTGTCGCGCCAATTTATTTAAATATTTATTTTTTTTTTTTTTTTTAATGAACTTTACTAGTACACACAAAATAAAATAACCTAATGAACGGCACATCAAGTGGGAAGAAAAAAGGCTAACCACAAGAAAAGCCTAAATTTTATTTAATGAGAGAAAATCTAAGATGCAATAGAAAGAGAACGCAAATTTGATAACAAACGTGTGGTAGAAGTGCTACGAACAGTTGGTGTATATTTCTTCTCCTCTTCATCATCAACTATAACTGGACTTTCATCCGTCGTTAACCTTTTATCTAAACTAAGTAACAATTTCTCCAGCTGTTCTACCCTATCAGACATCAACTTTTCAGAAGGTGTCATAGGTAAGGCAAAACCAACCGAAGGAATCTGAACACAGAGTATTGTGATAGAAGGATTAAGGGAATTAGTCGTCCAATTAAGTGCAAAATTGAGAGAAAGAGTAGTAACAGCTACAGAAGATACCTTCAATGTGAAAGCTTGCCAAAACTTTGTGTTATAAGTCTGAGCAGACACAACAGCAGTACCAGTAGCCACAACATTATTCGTATTGATAGGCCCACCAGGATATGAACCATAAATCATAGACGGATAAGAAGAGTTCCACAAATTATCACCAAGAGAAGCACCACTGCCAGTGACTTGAGGAATTATACCACCACTCTGTTGCCAAATATAGGCAGCACTTATAGCATTGTTATCATATGTAACAAAAACAAGATATTGACCAGAGGCGGTCGTTGGAAAGGTAAGAGTATTACAGTTATAACCTCCATAAACACAAGCACCAACACCCAGAACAGGTGGATTAGACATGTTCGTGTTTGTTGGTGCCGTGTTAGCCGGTAAATAACAACCAGTAGCAGTGGTCGTAACTGCATTACCAGACCAGCGGGAATAACCTCCCTGAATAAATGGTAGTTGTGGTTTTATAACCTCAACATCATAAGTTATCCAGAGTTTACCAATCTGGACACCATTTGCTTGCATACCTTCAGTACTGACTTGAAAATTACCAATATCTGTGAAGGATGTTTGAGCTGTTGTTGCATTACGGACATACAGAATATTAACTGTTGTTTTACTTGGATCACATTCAATGGGGTGGTAAAAATCGATGGTGGGTTTCTCTGACGTAGTAAACTCGTTGTTCAGAACCTGAACAGATGAGTTTAAAAGAGGAGCGGTAACCTCATACAAAGTTGACATCATCACCGTACCAAGGGACGTGTTAGTAGTAGCACTAACATTACTAGATGTACTTTCATAATACATTTCCATACCATGTAAACGATATTGCTGAAATGAATCAGCCATAGTGGACAACCATGGAAACAATGATGAAATACCTATATTAATTGGATAGTTAGTCGTTGCAAAGTTTATGGATGAATAAATGTTGCCAATGTACTCACGATGACGGATACGAGGAGCTGCTGCACCAATGAAGGTAGCAGGACTAGCGCCCTTATCAACATCACCAATTGACATTGGCACATATTTCGCTGAGCTTGAACGCTCACGATAATCACCAAAACCTGAAAGCAAAGAACCAGCAGTATCCTTAATAAGGCCACCTAGAATGTTTTTGCCTACATTACCAACTCCCGACATAAAATCACCAAAGTATGAACCTTTGCCTTTAATAACACCAGCAGGGTTCATAACACTAGATTGCTGTGTTCGAGTACGAGCACGAGCCCTCTTTGATTTTTTTACAGCAGGAATAATATCCTTGACAACAGCCTTCACCAATGCCTTCTCTTTTTTGGCTTTAGTTTTGGGCATCTTAAATTTGAAATCAGAAAGTAAAATTATAAATCAGGGAAAAGAAAGAAAAGAAAGAGTGAGAGAAAGTTTGAGAAATGTGAGGTAGGGGTTCGCGTTTAAACTACTAGAATTTCACTTAACAGGCTAGGTACGCGCGTTAGTAGGGCTTAATCCTGTATACAACACCCACAAATCTCGATCAGTTAGAAAATTTTTAAAAGCTTCTACATATTTCGGTTGATCCCCATACTTTAAACGTAGGAAATTAATCAAATTAAGAAACCACTCAAGACATGACTCGCAAGCAAAGGTTTCATTACGAAGTCCACAAGCTCTAACAATTGTGGATTCAGCATTGTGTTTCTCATTATAAATAAGCATATTCGATCTCATACGCTCACAATCAATGATTGGTAAATACATAGCATGACCAAGTTTCGGGATATCACACAGCTTGAAGCCATGACCCAAAAAAGTACACTCATAATTGTGCCTGAATTCCTCAGATGCAAAATGGTACTCCATATCGATTTCTGCCATGTGGGCACGTATAGTTTTGGTATTGAAAAATTCTTGAACCTGAGGGTGAACTGTCAAATTAATGTCATCACCACACAAACCCATTTTTAAAAAATAATCAAATTTATCATATTCATGAAAATCTGGAGGCATTATCAACATCCATTGAACAGCAATATCCATATACTTCTTAAGTGTATTATCAGGGGTGGTGCAAAATTGCCCACTAGGGTTACCAGCCTCACGGCCAAAAACAGACCCATCCAAGTTGACCAATGGTGATTGAGTCAACTCCCTGTACACATTCTTCATACGAATTATGTTCTCTGGTGTACGATCTCCAGATCGCAACATTTTGATACGAAAG